TTTTACATCTTTTACTAATAAATGTATATAGTGCCTTGTAGCACTTTCTCTTGGTAATCTTAATCTTACCTTATATTCTCCTGTTGGAATACAGGATATGCTTCTTTGGTTATCTCTATATGGTAGTTCTAAAGTATCACAAAACCTTTCTCCATTTAAAAATAATTCTCCAATTGTACTTTCATCAGTAAAAGTATCTCTCAGAAGCAATAAGTTTATGTTGTTAGAGTTAGAGATAGTAGACCTTGTAGATTTTACACCCCTTAACTTCTTGAACCAATTCTTTACGAAATTCACGAGGTTTTTCATTATTTTTTAAATATTTAGGATTTTTGCTATTTAACTTTCTTTTTTTCATATATAAAAAATTTGTAAATTGTAAAAGCTATTGCTAGTAATAGTGAAACAAAAGTTAATATTTCATTTGCTTCTACTAATGATACTCCAATAGCTGATCCGTTAGCTATTCCTACTTGTATTGTGTCTTTTAGGTCTGTCATTTGCTTTATTCTTTGTCTGCTTATCCAAGTAGGATTTTAGCTTCGTTATGTTAATTAATTTAGGTTTATAATGTTTCTTCATTATTCTCCTGCTGTTAAGAAGTTTCTTAATGTTAATTTAGTTCCTTGTGGTGTTGGTTTTTCAAGATTCATTCCTGCATAATAAGCATTTCTATCAGGACTTATTTCTGCACCACTATTTGTGCTATATTCAGGAAAGTCAGTTAGATTATTAGTTACATATTCTATCATTCTTTCAGTATAATATTCTGCTGTATTTCTAACTTCTTCTCTAAGGTGTTGTGCTTCTTCTGTACTTAAAGCAGTTCCTGTTTCTGATACTTTAGAATATATATTACCATTTTCTATCTTAAATCTGAGAAAAGGTATTGCGTGATAAAACGCCCAATTAGGTAGCATATCACCAATGTAGTCATCTACTAAAGTCTTATATGCTCCTGTTAATGTGCTTCCAGAAATTTTAGTCTTTAATGCTTCATATAAATCTGTACCTAGCTTAGGTTCAACATAAAGTTTCTGCGCTTGTCTTACATAAGGTAAGAGCAAATCGGTTGAAACATTTAAATTGATTGCTGTTGAGTCTTTAAGTTTTTGTTCTGATATAAATAATACGTATGCCATAGTTATCTTGGTTCTAAAAATCCTTGATTCTTCATTCTTTTTGGTGGTCTTGCTACTAAATTGTCATTCTTTTCAGCAGTAAACCCTTCACTTCTTGCTTTTGTGTATGATATTAATTGACTAGAATTAATCTTACTTTTTGCCCCTCTTAATGATGTTTTATAAATTTGTCTTAACCAAAAGTGATGACAATTACCACCACCTTTGTATAGCCATATAGAATATGTAGCTGCACCACGAGGCCCCCATCCTGGATTAACTGCTCTATCTGTCATTTGTAAAATATCTTCTTTTCTATAAATCTTTTTACTAGATGACATTAATCTGCAAAATTCTCTAGTTTCTCCCTCTTGACTTAAAAAGTTATCTTTAGTATAAACATATCTAACTTTGTAAAAATCATTATCAGACCTGTTTGTTCCATCTTGACTACTTCTAGCATTTGGTCGTGCAGTTCCTGTTGATGCTAGTTCTAGTTTTTCATTAGCTGCTTCATTTAAAACTTGTTCAAAATTAAAGTCTTGATGTTCACCATCTACAACTTCTTCATCTACTAATTCCCAATCATCAGGCATATCCTCACCATATTCATCTATAAATCTTTCTAATTCTGTTTTTTCAACTTTCAGATTTGTTTTTTTACAATCACATTTTTTTAAGTTAGTTATTTGTTCGTGATTTTCGCAAGGCATATAATAAGTATTTCCATCTTGTGTATGCTCGTGATATCCTGTACAACCAATTTTTTTAGCTTCTGCTTCAGCTTCTTCAATTGTATCAAATAATGGTAATTCTACTCCATCAGTAATCATTGAGCCAACTTTACTAAAATCTTCTCTTACTTCTACATCTAAAGGTTCTAAACCTAATTCATCTCTAATCTCACTTTCTGTCATAACTGCTTTTAAGTCTTCAGATGTAAATTCTAATGTGATTGGTTTTAATTGAACAAAATTAACAGGCATATCCATATCATTAACTTGGAATATTTTTCTAAGCATTTTAACAATATGATCCTGGAATGGTTTAACGACAGTATTGAGGAAAAAATTTGAGGCGCTATTAAGTTCATCTGCATTATTTCCAAGTCCTGTGTCTGACTTAATACCCATTAACATAGGACTTGTAACTCTATGTCCTGAAAGTATATTTTGTGTAAGCAATTCTTGAAGTGCTAAATACTGCTTATCCAAGTCGCTTGTGCTTATTGGTGTTATCTCAGGTGTTCTCGTTTTATCATCTGAAAAAGTCAATACAAATTTACCTGAATTAGTTTCTGAACAAAACTTTTCTGTTAGACTTTGTTCTATCTGAAATCTTTCTTCTTGTGTCGGAATGCCATTAGCAAAACTAATCATAAAACTTCCTGCAAATCCATTTGATATATTGTTAAGATGAAATTCTGAAACACGACTATCTATCAAAGCCCAATTATTACAACTTACATAATCAGGTGTATAATAAGAGTTCATATTAGGACTATATAATCCTGAATACATTATTTGATTAGCTGATGTTCTATCATTAGTATTAAAGGCAGGAACATAATATGGTTTGTTTTGTCTAGTGTTTGACCAATCTGCTGATATGTAATAACCTTTAGTTTTACCGAATTCATCAGGTCTTGCACAACGAACTTTAGACACGTCAACGTGGTATATTTCAGATATTTGAGTTCTATCCTTTGACCATACAATGTTAAGACAAAAAGCTCCTTGTAATTTAAAATCAAAAGCTACCTTTTTTAAGACTTCGTGCAAGCTCTCATTTCCGTTTGCTCTATCCATAAAGTTCTGCAATTTAACTCTTGCTTCTAAATCTCTATCTTCTTCATTTTCTATAATAAGATTTTCACCTGCAATCATTTCTGCTGTTGCGTTAATAATAGCTGCTGAAATAGAACTAGAATAATATAAGTCTATAAGGAATTGTGGATAAAGGTTTCTCCAATCTTCTGTACCATACTCAATCCAATCTCTACCACGTACCTCTTGTACTATTGGTGCAGTTGATGTTTCTAAGTTAATATTAATGATATTGTCTTTCATATTTTATATTTTATATTTCTTCTTCTATTTCAGGATGTGTTGGATAACCTGCAAATGTATGAACATAATTCTCAGGAAACACCTCGTTAGGTGAAAAATCTATTTCTGCTGTTGTCATTACATCATAAAATACACCATCATAATATACAGGTGGTTCAGTTTCTGATCCTGGAATTTCTATAATCTTACCTATATATACTACTGATTGTGTTCCGTTAGTATAAACATTTTCCCCTTCAATAACTTCATAAACACCTTTTGCTATTAAGTCAGTATCTCCTGTTGCTTTATCTGTATAATGTAATTTATATATTTTATTTTTTATTTCTTCCATATCTATGTTGTTAAAGCACCTAATTGAGTATCGCTTAATGCTGTTTTATATACTTGTATTTGTCTAACTTTACCAAAAAACCAATTAGCATCATCACCTCTGTTAAAATCTAATGTGTCTAATCCAATAGGTACTGTAACACTACTATCAGTTGCTACTTCTGAACCATTTAACCACAATGCCATATCATTAGCTTTCCATTTTAAAGCAATTTTATTAAAGTTTGTTTGTGTCATAGCATTAGTTTTATTCGCTTGAAAAGCACCACCTGACACTACTTGTGCTGACACTATATTACTACTATTTGACAATCCAATACTTACTCTATTATCATTTGTTCCATCATTTAAAGATATTTGTCTATGTATGCCACTATCTGCTAATGCAGCCATTTCTATAAAAAGAACTCCCTCAGCACTATTAATTAAATCTGCAATACCTGTTCTTTCAAAAACCTCTCCATTTCTTGTTACTGATGCTGTACTTGTTTCTATGTATGATGTTTTAAAACCACCCTCTTCTAATTGACATCCCCACGCATATATACTTGTTGTTGATGTTCCACCACTTCTATCTACATCTATTTCAAAATCACCTGATGTTCCATCAGAAGTAAAACTAAAACCAACTCTATACCAACCATTTCCATAATCTTCTATAAATTCATTAGTTCTAGTACCACTAGCATACATTGTAGTAGCAGCAAGTGAAGCACCTGTCCATTCGTAACCTTTTCTAAATAATGTTCCACCACTTACCCTGTATGCTAATGTAGTTTTGCCACCTGTTGGATTGTCATTATTTTTCAAAAAAGCACTTATAGAATATTCTGTTGAATTACTTATTGTTATAGTTTGCTCTATTTTATCATCAGCACTAACACCATCTTTCGCTACTTTTTCTGCATTAACAGTACCATCAGGACTTGTAGTTGAATTATTAGTTACTGTTACATTTTGTTTAGTCCAAGTCGCATTTCCTAATGTTATATTTCTTAAACAAATATTTGTTCTTTGTGGTTCTACTAATATATGAGGACAACTTTCACTAACTCTATAATCTAATCTAGGTATTCCTGCCGAAGTACCTTGTATTATTCCAGTATTATTTACAAAAGTAGCAGTAGTTGCTCTAGTGAAGTCCATATCTGCTGATGTGTATTCTTTTACTGATATACTATTATATACCGTACCTTCACTTCCTACATAACCATTGTTAAATCCAATAAAATTATTTGTTGCTCCTGCTGTTATATATACAGTTTGTACACCTATTACTAAACTAGAACTATTATTACCACCTGCATAAATTTGCGCAGTACCCGATAAACTCGCTACATCTACAGTTACTTGATATACCTTTCCTTCGGTTACAACTCCACTTTGATAAGCTAAACCACTAGTTGTTTTTGTTAATTGTCCACCACTAATAGATTTTGAACCATTCCAATCACTATCTGTTGCAAAATCTCCATTTGTTACAAGTTCAACTCCTATTATTGGTTCAGGTAACACCCCAAATAATACATCTTCTGCTACCCCATTAGGTGTTATCATTAAACTTACATCATCTAATAAACTCATATTATGCTATGTTTTTAATTGCGTTTAATTGTACAGTTAAACAACTTGAACCTGTTGTAGAACCACCTCTTGATACAACCCTCCTTTTAAAAGCATCTACTATTAAAGCAGTAGATCTACCACCTCCAGGCGTGTTTGAACTTAATGAATTTCCTAAAGCTAATTTCATTATATTACATCTTCATAGTAACATAACGCTATACCTGCCGATAAATCTATAGAAGTCACTTGAAGAAATATTGTTGTTCCTGCAGGTACTGTTGTATGTAGGTTTGCTATTGCACTTCCTGTTGCTGTTGTAGCGTTTGTTGCCGTAATTGATGTAATTGTACTTTCAACAGGAAAATGAACACAATAATATTTTTTTCCTGTCATTGCTGTTGTTCCTATAACATCACATCTATTTTTTCCTAGTTGCTCAGTTAATAATTGTTGTACGTTTTCGATTGCCATAATTTATTTTTTATTGTCCGTAATATATATAATTTGTTCCACTTGGTTCAGGATGTTGTGTATATTTTACTTGTGCAGTTCCTGATTTGTCTGCTACATACATTTTTCCTTTCGTTACAAGCCCTTGAACTACTCCGTGAGTACTACCTACTGGAAGTACATCATCTTCGTTTACAGGTGCGTTTCCTGAGCTTATAGCTACTGCCCCTGTCCAACTAACTTCATATACTTCATATTTCCAATATCCTGATGGTTTAAAATTTACATCTCCTGTATATACATCAGGTGTTGCGTTATATGTAAAATTGAATTTTGTATATCTATCATAAACCAAATGAACATTAGAATAAGCATATTGTACTGACTTGTCCATATCATTAGTAAACTTTACTAAATATCTTATCTTGTCAGAACTAACAGAAGTATCAATACGATTATCTTCTGTTTGTAGATATGTAGTTAAATCAGTTTCAGTTACTGCTTGTATCATACTATATAATAGAAAAACTCCATTTTTATTTGCTTATTAAAAGAAAAAGGTGGACAATGCCCACCCTAATCTAAGAAATATATGAAAACTACCAAGTCTAGTTGCTGTCTACACCT